TAGACATTAAATATGGTCGAGGAGATGTAAAGACTAATATATCCAAAATTCTATATTACGGTGTGATACAGAATATAATATTTTCCACGTTACAATCTGGTTTATTTGCTTTAGCGTTTGATGATGAAGAAGATGAAAAGTTAACTCAGAAATTAGAAGATAAAAAGCTAAGAGCTTTAAACACATCGCTTGATAGTTTACTTAGAGGTGGTGGTGTTTACGGAGCTGCGATATCTACTATTAAAAACATGATACTACAGTTTAATAAACAAAATGACAAAGGTTACCGAGCAGATCACGCGTATACCATGATAGAGGCTATAAACTTATCTCCGCCAATAGGTAGTAAGGCAAGAAAAATATACTCAGCTACACAAACTTATAAATTCAACAAGAAGATAATACCTGGAATGGGTATGAGCATAAATAACCCAGCTTACTTATTATTTGGTAATTTAGTATCAGCTGCAACAAACATACCTTTAGACAGAGCTATAATGAAGTTAAACAACTTAAGAGCCGCTACTGATTCGCAGAACCAAGCTTGGCAAAGAGTTGCTACGTTCTTAGGTTGGAATACTTGGGATGTTGGGGTTAAGAACACCGCTGTTGAAGAAGCTAAAGCTAAAGGTAAAAGTAAAAGTAAATCAAAAAGTAACAAGGATATACAAAGACTATTAAACAAAAGAAAATAATATGAAACAACTACTAGTTATTGTAGCTTTACTACTATCAACAAACCTAAGTGCGCAATTATTTAAAAACTTGTACAAAGACTTTTTAAAGAATGGTACTTTTTACGCAGCTGGAGATATAAGTAACTCTGTTGAAGCTACTGAAGAAACCTTCTTTATTAGAACTAATCCAGATGGAAGTTTGTACTCTATACCAGAAGTGGTTGACATGACACCCGAATATCCGTTTGATTTTAGATATGGAATTGGTATTAGAAAATTAGCTAGATTTGATTATGAATTAAAACCTAAGAACTTCTATGATGGGACAGAGAATCAATTAGCCTTCTCCGCTCCAACATCGGCTTTTAAAGGTTTAGAATATCAGATCCATTTTGAGAAAGAGAGATATATGGGTGAGGATTTTAAAAATCACCATTTCTTTTTAAAACACACGGGCAAGTATCATATAGCGAAAATAACTAGCAGAGAGGTTGGAAAGATAAACCTAAATTATAACTCAGCTGAACTAAGAGCAAGATTACCCATAGGTAATAAATTCTCTATATCTGCAGGGGCTATTGCTAGGGGACACGAAAGAGCATATGGCTACAACCCAATTGAGATCTGGTTAAATGAAACCAACGCGGAAGGCCAAGCTGTTAACCCTTGGTATAGTTTGGGGTACACTAACGGGTACACTGACCACTATACCGAATATACAGATTATAATACAGGCGCTGTGAGTTATGATTGGATATGGAAAGATTCTGATGGAGCTATAGTAGCTCACACTGATCTTGAGTTTAGAGAGCTTTGTATGCCTCATATGATGAACGAATATAATAGAGAACAGTGGGGACTTCTTGATCCTTGGATTGAAATTGCACCAATAATAGGCTTTGATTTTTATCATTATAAAAATAACTTTTGGTTACATACTTACGCTAACTATATACTTCCAAAACATAAGTATCTTGCTGGGGATGAGAACTTCTCTTACTTAAATAGAAATAATTGGGGTAAGGGTGGTTTAATGCAAGATTCAAAACTAGAACAATGGGATGATTATTCAGCTGGATTAAATTTTGGTTGGAAGTTATCAAGTCACGTAGGGTTGTTCGTTGAAGGCGAGTATTCTAAGATGTGGGACAGTAAATTATTTCAGACTACTTTTGGTCTAAACTATACCTTTAAATAAAACATGGCAAAACAAATTAGCGGAGCAAACAAGATCGGAATTGACGTAGATGGCGATGGAATACCCGATGTATCTCTTTCATTAAAAACAATTGGCGCTATAGCGTTTGGCATAATTAGTATGGCTGGAATGTGGTTTACACTAAAAGCAGACATAGAATTGGCTAAAGAATTACCAACACCAACTATAGAGAGAATTGAGTACGACCTTAAAGATGAGTTAATACGACAAACTATTATGGACACCCAAGAGGATGTCGATAATATATTAAACAAGCTTGATAAACTTGAAGAAAGATTATATGAAATAACTAAAGATCTATAAAAAAACAATGAAAACAATCAAATTTATTTTAATACTATTGATAAGCTTAAGCGCCACCGCTCAGATGGCTCAACCACCGGCAAACTTATGGATAACAGATGCTGATTTTGAGGATAAGATCAATGAAAGACAAGCTTTTGGTGATGACAATCACAAACCTGTTTTAATTGAGTTTTGGGCAGAGTTTAATAAAGACAACTGTTTCGAGGATTGGGACAAGGTTGAAGATGTTATATTTTATAGAGTAAACATAGCTTTAGCACCAAATACAAAGAAGAAATATAGAGTTAGAATGCCACCTACTTTAATTATATTTAAAGATGGCTTAAAAACAAAAACCTGGAAAGCTGGTTTAGACTTACTAATACCAGTTGATTTAAAAAAAGTACAAGAAGCTATTGATGAAATTAATACAGCTTCTAAGTTCTGAGAATAATACTATTTATACTTGCTGTAATAACCGCGATCAATGCAAGTGCGCAGATAACACCGGATAAACAACTACATTATGCCGCTGGTGTAATTAGTGGTGCAGTTGGTTATGAATTGATATATAAAATAACAAAAGACAAAAAGAAAGCTAGATGGGGAGGGTTTGCAACGAGCATACTTGCCGGTACTTTGAAAGAAGTTATCGATTCCCAGCAATACGGTAATAGGTTTGATCCCGACGACTTATTAGCAACCACTTTAGGTGGTATAACGATTGGGATAACAATTAAATTATTTGACAAAAGATGAAAAAAATATCAGAAATGTTTTGGGATTGGGTTATGAGTAAAACTACAGTAGACGAGAAAGCTGTAGCAACTTATAAAGAGATTAAAAAAAGATACAATCTAACGACTGCAGAACTTAAAGACATAAGTAAAGCTATCAAAGAGGTTGGTAATCAAATAGGGGACGTCGGAGGTGCTTTAAAAGGCAACGCGCGTAAAGGCAGGAAGTAATATGAAACTTTCAAAACACGTTAGTATTAAAGAAGGAGTGTATAGCATAACGGCGAAACGGCTGGGACTTGACAACTACCCTACTAGCGATCACATTATTAACATGGAGTTAATTTGTGAAAAAATCTTCGAACCACTAAGAAAAGCGGTTGGGGGTCCAATAAAAATAAACTCTTTTTATAGAGGCGAAAAACTTAACAAAGCTATCGGTGGGAGTAAAAGTTCTCAACACTGTTCAGGCCAAGCTATGGATATTGATGATACATATTCCTACATGACCAACGCTGAAATGCATAGTTATATACGTAAGAACTTGTCTTTTGATCAATTGATATGGGAGTTTGGAACTGATGATAACCCTAATTGGGTTCATGTTAGTTATGTGAGTGAAGAGGCTAACAGAAAAAGATGTCTGAAAGCTTATAGAAGCCCTGGGTCTAGATCGACTAGATACATGATAATGTAATAAAATATAATAAATGAAATTTGATAATATTGAACGTAGAATTTTTGTAGTAGCCTTTTTCTTAACTCTTTTAGTTATTTCTTTAGCTAGTTGTTCTAGCTACAGATTATCTACTTTAAATCACGAACCAACCGAGGTAGTCTACCTCAACATACCTAGTACAGTCAAAATAGACACACTAACTTATCGTCAGTTAAACTGGAAGATGAGAACTGATTTTACTTTTAGGTGGAACTTTGCTCAATACGCTAAAAACCAACCTTACACTTGGTACATGTCTAACTACACTTTTAATATGTGGAGACCTTATAATTCGTTTGATGTATATTGGAATAGAGACGCGTTTTGGAACCATTGGGCTTTTGGTGTACCTAGCTGGAATTACTGGAACTATAATAATTATGGTTGGTTTGGTTTTAATAATTATCGGGAAGTATCTTATGTTAGTGGTAGAAGAGGTAGCGCTATGACTACACAAGATAGAAGAGGTATCGCAGCTATGATAGAAACTTCTAAACGTAAAAAAGTAACTGTTAGAAATACCAATTGGAATAACAATAGTAAACCAATTGTAAATAGTAACAATAACATTAGAGTTTATCAAAACCCTAATAATCCTATTATAAATAAACCACCTACTATAAATTACAATAACGCAGGTAGATCATCAGTGAATGCAACTAAACCTGTATCTAAAGGTCCACCAAGAAAAAGAGACTAAAGATTAGTTTTTTGTGCTCTTGGTAAGATTTTTGATACCTTAGATTTCTTAGGTGCGGTCTTGGTAAGCTTTTCATTTGTCATCCACCCATCATATTCTATCTCTTTTATTTTAAGATCACTTAGGACATGCCATTTAAGCATCCCTTTTCTTTCTAGGTAAGAAACATACTGTTGTTCCATATTTCTATCGTGGGCTGATCTATTTAATATATAAACTGGCAAATGCCAACTATGAGGAGGAGAAGCACTTATTCTACCTCTCTTATCCTTCCCTAAAACATCACCAACACTTTTAGCAAAGAAATCAAAACCTACTAAGTCTATACTTGCGTAGGTTTTTACTTTTTGTATAAACCATAATATGGTTAAAAATCCAGCGCTAGGCCTAAACTCACTAGGATTATACATGTCTTTATCGAAAGTCATCATGACCTCAGCAATCTCTTCATCGGTATACATTTGAGTGTATTCCATTCCTTCAGGTAAACGATCCTCAATTATCCAATCTTTCAGTCTAAAGTTACCTCTACATCTATTTAGCAAGATTTGCACATCTTTAAATATACCGGTCTCAAAGTCTTCTCTTCTATTGTTGTAGCACGGTGACCTAAATTGGCCCGTAACCCATATGTCTACCCTAGAGCCTAGTGATTTTTCTTGTTCTGGCGTAGCTAGTATAG